ATTTCGGCGGAACAGTCGAAGCTGTCAGCGGATCGGTAACTCCCCAGTCTGAAGAGGGTGCCAAGCTTTCAAAGAAAGAAGCAAAAGAAATATTATTAACTCTTGCACCTCTCATCCTCTGCGCTGAAGAAATGGTGCAGTATTTGTCAGAGGTAATAAACGGTAAAAAAACAAAAAGGCGGGTGATATAAAATGGATGTGAATAAAGCAATAACAGATGTAGTCAGCAGCAGCATCAGAGAAGCGCTTGAGGGTGTGGATCATGAATTGACTAAAAATGTTTTGGAGCAGGCCGAATCATTGAAAAATATCGAAAAATACAACGCTAATTCACTCCTGAATGAATCGCAGGTTTCCGAGCTGACCGGCATTGCTGTGCCTACCCTGAGAAAATGGCGTAATGAAAAGCGTGAGATCCCTTATATCAGAATGGGAAATTCCGTCAGGTACAAATACAGTGATCTACTGGATTATATCAAAGCGAACACCGTGAAGGTTATGCAGGGCGGAAACGTCAGAGGGGGTGATTTGTGATTCGGGGAGCGGATGTGAACGTGGGAGTGAGTGTGAAAGAGATTATTCGGGGGTGTATGCCGTGCTGATGCTTTCCGCCGGAAAACACATAACCGAGGGGTTTAAAAAGATAAAAATTCCGTTCAGACGCCTGCATGAGGTGACTGCAAGTTTCAATTACTCCGCCGGTATCTATAAAGACGGCTACAGAACTACAGGCAAGCTGGAGCAAATAGGCAATCTGCTGATATTTGATTTTGATGATGGTACTCCGATTGAAGATACAGCAGAGCGTTTCAAAGCGTTTGAGTCCACATGCCTGATAGTAACCAGCAAAAGTCACATGAAGGAAAAACGTGACAAGCCTGCATGTGAAAGATACCGGCTTTTGATACCACTGTCTGCCCCACTTAATGTGGCGGTCAGGGAGTACACAGAGTTTTACGTGTACTTTGCCGAGCTGACCGGCATAAGTAATGCGATTGATTCGCAATGCAAGGATTGTGCCCGTTTCTATTTCCCGAATCCTTCCCAGGAAGTCAGGTATATAGAAACAGGCAGAGTTTTTGAAACATCGGCACTGATAGAAAACTTTCGCGGCTGGAAAAAAATGCGCCGTGAAGAGTCAAACAAAAAAAATCGTAAGCAGTATATAACAACCAGCAAAACAAAAAAAGCTTCCCAGAAAAATTTTGAAAACAGCAAGATGAAAAAGAACGAGCTGCCGGCTGAAACAACAATAGAAACAAAACAAGGCACACATCAGTTCCGTGATTTTGAATATCTGCAGGTTGATCAGACTGTTCCCTGCCGCTGCCCGGATCCCGCACATGAAGACAGAAATCCGTCTGCTTTTGTGGGCCGGAGCAAAGAGAGCGGTAATCTGCTGGTGACATGCAAAAGCTGCGGAGCTGTTTATTTTATGCATAAAGAGGGGGCGTAATGTTTGCGGAATTTTTGACACTGAAAGATAAGCCTGAGTACGTTATTGAACTGCATAAAGACAGGATACTTTTGTATAAAGATAAATCCTGGACTCTTTTGACTCCTGAAGAAATAACTGACAGCCCGGAGATCAACACAATAAAAAGGCTCAAAAGATATCTGAATGAGCGAAATGAAAATCTGGCAGAGACCGTGGATAACTATGTGAAGCGGGTACTTTATGTCTGAAAAAAAATATGAGCTGAATAAAGAGATGCTTCCTGTCCAGCAGCTGAAAGACTACGAGCTGCGAGAGGAAGGAGAAGATATAGATTACAGCAAATTTGAGACAAACAACTGGATGCGTATCGGTGTAGAGAATGAAACTCTTCAGGAGATATACAACAAAGGCGGCGGCGTATGGCAGGACTTTGACGGCTCAACCGTATATCGTCCTCACTTTGAAGAAGACATAATAAAGTTTGAAAGTGACAGGAAAGCGGCACAAGCGATAGCCAATTTTCTGGACAGAAAAAAAGTTAAATTATGGCAAGGCTCAGGATCCGGTGAAAATTTTCAGCCCCCTGATGTGTACGTCAATGAGGTGCTAAGTGTGAAGGAGCGGTTTACTGTATTCTGTAACAGCGAATTCTACAGATATAATAACCTATGGTACAGAACGGCATTCCGACCGACAGAATATATGAAGATACAACGGAAGGAATACAAATACCCGGAGACAATTTTGAAACTAATCCAGAATCTGTGCAATGATAATGCTGCATATTATGAGTGGGTGGTTAATTGGCTTGCCGGCTATTTTCAGACACTCAGGAAAAGCCAGGTTTCACTGTTGATGCGCGGGGATCAGGGCTCCGGTAAGGGTGTGTGTTTGAACAAGATCCTGGCCCCACTATGTGGTTAGCAATACTGTGCCATTGTGGTTTCTGACAGGCTTGACTCTGCGTTCAAAGGGTGGGTTGCGGAGACGCTTTTTTTTAATCTGAACGAAATTGCCGTGGATATGAAGGCAAGAAAAAGCATTAAAAACTTTCTGAAACAGCTTGTAACCGATGACAAAGTGCAAATAGAGACAAAACACAAGGATGCAAAAGAAGTCAGAATCTACGGAAATATACTGATCACCAGCAATGAAGCTTTTCCAATAGAAATCGAGGCGTCTGACAGGCGCTTTACAGTAATGAGAACCGGCAAAACATTTAAAGAAAACGGATGGGATTACCAGCATATGGTAGAAAACATAAATAATGAGCTTGAAGATTTTGCTGTGTTTCTGAACCGTACAAAAGTCGACTGGAAAATGTATCATACTGCGCTGGAAACACCCGAAAAAACAGCAATCGTAGACGCTACAAACAGTCAGACAGTTATGTTTATCAAAGCAGTTCTGAAAAAAGATATTATGTTCTTTGAAGATCTGAAAGAAGAATCCCTAATCACTTACATCGATTTGAAAAACGGATTCAGGGAGAACAAAGTAATGCAGACAGTATTGATCAAAGCATATGAGGATATGTTCGAAACAAAAAAGAGTTCGAAGCGTATAATGTCAGATATACGGAAGCTTGAGCCAAACTATTTCGGTAAACACCGGATCAGAAGACATGCAGATATAAAATATTTTGAGCTTGATGCCAATGTTGATTTTGTAGACATGGAAGCCGGAAAGGATATGGAAACTGAGAAGGAATCAGAATGAGACAAGTAGATATCATGCAGGAATTTACAGTAAGTTTTCTGGATGAGCAGAGCTGCCGGCGTTTTATTGCCGGTCTGATCCATGAAAAGCCGGCCTGCCCGGACTGCGGGGAGTCTCCGGGGAATCCCGAGCGCTTTTTTAGCGGACGCTTTGTAAAATGCAGGTGCGGCAAACGATACAATTGGGCTACAGGCACAGAACTTTCCGGAATAAAAGTAAGCTGCTCCGCCCTTGTAATGCTTATGCTGCTGTATGAAACAAATCTGTCTGATACACAGATTGCAAAAATTCTGGAGATTGACAGAGAAACAGCCCGCCTGTGGCGGATGCGGCTAAAAGGTGATCTATGATTGAAAAGTATGAGCGCCTCAAGACTGTCCTGGATTCGGATTCATTTAGTATTCTTGAAAGTATGTATTATGATTATAAAGCCGCTCTGGAAACATGCAAAGAAAGCAAAAAAACATCAGATCTGAAACAATATTCAAAATGCAAAAATGACCTTGAGCACACAATAAACGAATTTTGGGAGATACATTTTCCAGAAGATGAGCACTTTAAAAATATAAGCGAAGTGTACGAATATCTGAGAGACATGGGCTATAGAATAGCCAAGCGCACAGTGTATCAGCACAAGGAAGAAGGCAAATTAACATATGATCCGAATTCCGGAATAACAATAGATGATGTAGACAGATATGCTGAACGCTATTTGTCAGCTCCGGAAAAGGAAGCGAGCCTAAATGACAAGAAAACAAAAGCAGATTTAGAGCTGAAAGAGATACGACTCGAAAAAGAAAGGCTTTTTGTTGAAGAAAAGAACGGTAAGTTGATTCCAAGAGAGACAGTTGGCGCAGAATTTGCAGCTCGTATAGAAGAAATCAAGAGAGGTTTTGAAGAGATCGAGGCGACACTGCCGGTTGTGCTTTCCGGTCTGCCACCTGAAGAGATAAAGAAAACACTCCGCAGGAAGTTTGACAGCATGCTTTCGAATTATTCGCGAAAACTGGAGACGCTGAAATGATAACTGAATATTTCGAAACAGAAGCTATGGCCGCCCAACCGAGAACATATATGCGCGGCAGCGAATGGGCTGAAAAATACAGAGTGCTGACCAGTGTT